TTCTATCTCGGCTTGGGTAACGTGAGAACTGAATAATGCACCAATCGCACCAAATACTTTACCAAGTCCAGGGATTAGCATATTGAGGCTGTCTGTGAATAGATTTTTAAAGGCACTTCTGATGTCACCGCCCGTAAGAGCATCTATGAAACCATTTCCTATCTCTTTCCATGTCATCGCGTATTCATCTGATACGCTTTTAAGACCTTTTCTAAGTAGTTTAATATCGTCTTTGATTTGTTTTTTGCTTCCTTTTGTGCCAACAACTCCCGCAATATTACTTACTTTTCCAGCTAATTTATCAACTTCTTTTCCTGTCTCTTTGACTTCTGATTTATATTCAACGAATGAGCCGACCACCAGATTAATTGCATCCTTAGACTTATTGTTTGATGTGATAATATCATCTATAGCACCTTCTATTTCTCTCAGCCTATCATAGTTGCCTTTTAGTGCTTTGTTTCTTTCTGCTTGGTGTTCCATTAGCTGTCTAGCATTTGCTATCTGTTGCTTTTCCCCAGCACCTATGTTTTTAAACCACATGACCGTTTCATCAGCCCAAGATGCTACTTTCTTAGCTCCTATCCCTGCAAGTTCAGATAGTTTTTGATACCCTTTATATGCTAAAGCTAAAGCGTGTACTAATTGAGAAACAGCTTTAAGTACAAACCCGACCACTTTTACACCGATTTTGGAGAACTCTACAAACGCTTTGGAAAAGGCTTCTGTAGCTTTTACCCCCTCTTCACCCAGCCATTTGGTTAAGTCTTTGATTGAGTTTTTAAGTTTGTCAAAAACAGGCTTGGTTATCTCCCCCGTCATTTCATCCCACGCCACCCCGAAGTTAGAAACTGCAACCGCCCAAGTATCCTGAGCCGCTCCTGTTTCTCTCATCATGTCTCTAAGATATGCTACTTTATCGCCTGTAGCCTTGAATTCTGCCTTAGTAACTCCTAGTGCTTTCATCATCTTTCCGAAGCCCGAAGATGCTATCCAAGTACCCGCCGCTAAGTCGTCAATCCCTGTACTAAGTTCTTGTGCTGACATTCCGAAGTTTGAAGCTGTATTTGATGTGAGTTTTAGGATTTCGATTTGATCTTCTAAAGCCCACTTAAACCTATCCATGCCAGGTTTAGCAAGTGAGTAAATATCTATCAATTCTGACATACCCATAGCCGTTTCTTTGTTCGTCTTTTTGAGTATTTCCATCATGTCGGAAACTTCACCTGCGACCATCGCTTGACGTTCCATAGCGGTTACCTGTCTGCCCGAAATAGTTTCATAGCCTTTTGATGCAGAAACCATAGCAGTTAGTTTAGCCGTTGAAGCGTCCATTGATATATTGTAGTCTATCCCCGACATAATAACGGCTTTAAATGCCCTTACAACCCCATAAGCGGCGGTTGCAACTAAAGCTATCTTGACCGCTGCACCTGCGAAAGACTTTGACATTTTATCTGATGATTTGGTGAGTTTGTTTGTGGACTTCTCGGCTTGGTCTGCTGCACGCTTTACTTTGTTTATCTCAACTGTTCCGTCTTTGGTTACGGAAACAATTACGTCCAATACAGCAGCCATGAAGTTCCTTTAATGTTTAAAGGTATTTTTACATATAAAATAGCATTATTTGTGGTTACTTCTTATCTCGTTGGCAAAATATGAGCCAATATGTAAGAAGATAGGTAAATATTCTTTGAATATCTCTTTAAGTTCCATATTTTCGTTATAGTGCCAAGAGATATAATCTTTTATCGCATCGTATCGAAAGCCCGTTATCCCGTTGAACCCATGTTCCATAGGACAAGTTAAGGCTATGCTGATAAATACCTCTTCTATTGGCTCAATAAAGACGATATTTGAGTCCTCGCTATTCATGTGAAACTCTTTTTCACCTTTAGTTAGATAGGTTTCTCCAACTTTGCGAATATGTTGCGAAAGCCAGTTGGTAACCCTATCTAATCTTCTTGCTTTCCCTTGATAACACCTTCTGCTATCTTTTCATATACTTTCTGATACCCGACTGTTTCTGCAAGGTCAATGATTTCATCTTTTTGTTCACCACCTAAGCATAAAGCAAATCTATCTTTAAGTCCGTCACCTGCTTCGTCAACATTGACCGTTTTATTGATTTTGATTAGCTCATCTTCAAGCTTGTTAGTATCTGTTAAGAGTTTATCCATAGACTGATAATCTTCGAGCTTTTCTTTAACTTCGATTAGTTTTTCATTTCGTGTGATTTTTCTAGCGATGAGATTGACTTTTTCAGCCGTTGCGATAAGTTTCTCATACTTGTCTTTGGCTTCTTGCTGTTCTTTTTTTGTGTACTCTCTAAAAGTACCTTTTATTTGTGTTTCGTTTCCGTCTTGGTCTCTGAGTGTGAACTCAAAAGGGTTAGATAAATCGAGGAGGATCATACTGTTTCCTTTACTGTAAGTATTTTAATGTGACGATAAAGTCCATCAATTATTCGTTGATCTACTTGCATATCTATATGCCTATTGATTTCTATCAACTTAGCCTTTATATATGCTTTTGAAGCCTCTATTATAGTATTATATCTACCAAGATTGATGGTTTTATAGTTGATAGAAATTTGTGCTAAATATTTATTTCTTGATTTCACATAACTAACACCTTGTGGGAATTCTGTATTCTTGCTATATTGACCACTTAGTAAATTATTTAATGAATACGAAATAAAAACACAAGTCTCAGCAGAATAATGTTTATTTCTTGGGAATAGTACGTCTTTGTCTAAATTGTTTCCACGCCAATCTTGTGCTTCCATCCATTTTTTAAATATTGAAAAAGTGTGCCATTCCTTACATACCGTTGTACCTATATATGTATGATGTTTTGCTTGGTATTTTTTTGAATAAACCCGCTTTAACATACCTTTCCAAGCGGAGTAGTAAGGACAATATATTTTTTTGCCATTTTTTACAATACAAACTACATGGTCTGCGTCATTTATGCCATTATCTTCACCTACTTTACGCATAAGTAAAGATCGTTTTGTAGCTTTTATGTGTGGGAAATTGTAGTTTTTTTTATTCATTTTATTATCTCCTTAATAGATAATGTCAGAGATTAAGGCTCTGACATAATGATTATACTATGTTTTTCTTATCGTAGGTGGTGGGATAACAAGAAACCCACCATTTAATTAAGGCATTGTTCCCCAAAGCATAGCATACTGATCGTCACCTTCTGCATCGCCTTTAAGGTTGAACTTAACCGTAACGGCTTCTTTCATGTTGATAGATGACTCTGTAATGCTTTCAACTACTGCTTGACCACAAGTGAGATTGAACGCTTTGCCGTCTACTGTACCTGCTTGTATTTCCACCGAGTGCTCCGTGCCATCTGCAAAGTCTGAGTAAATATCCTCATTTTCTTTTAGGTATGTAATTTCAAGGCTAGACTCAAAATCTACTAAATCAAAGTCTTTTGTACTGATTGCATAAAGTTTTTGAATATCGTTACCCTGTGTTAATGTAAAGTCTTGACCTATGTAAGTCGTACTTGTGACCGTCATTGTATCCGTTGATTTCAAGATAAGGAGTAACGCCTCATCCGTACATACTGCTGTCGGGTTTGCTTCTGCTGAACCCTCCAAAGTAGTGAAGCCCGATAGTGCCACAGATTGCTTTAACGGCTCTCCTACTTTACCCGTGATAGTAAGTGAACCCATAACGCCTGTCACTACTCTTTTAGAACCGTCACGCCACACGGCTACCTCTGATGAGTCTGATGGTTGGTCTTGTGATGGTTCATAAGTTACTGAAACACTAGCCGATACCGTTTCATCAAGTCCGCAAATCTCGTATAGTTCAGACCAATCTGGAAGCGTATCAAGTGCCGTTCCTACTGCGTCATTACCCGTGAGATAACCCTCAACAACTGCACCGCTTACGGTTGTGTCGTCTGTATTTACCCAAACGGTCTTGTTTCCTATCTTTCCGTTCAAGCACTTAAAAGAGCCTGTAGCTACTTCTGGTGCTAGTCTCACTTCTTCGTTACTGATTGCAATAGCATCTGCACCTGCAACCGTACTGCCATATTTTGCTGCTACTACAACTTTTCTACTATCTAAGAGTGCCATGTTAAGCCTTTTTTATAATTTTATATCACCATATTATCAAGTATATAAATGATTTGTGTGGTTATAATTATCTCGAGGAACATGGTACTGCCTATAAAAGAGTGAATGAAGTTCTTGAATTTCAAGAAAATGATATTATAAAAGCATTTGTATTCTCTCACAGTAGAAAGAGAATTGACGACACAATCAAGAGTATAAAACAAAAAGATAGACTAGATTTTATTTTGTTCCATCTGTCAACAAGAACCATTAGAAAACTAAATCAGTTAAAGTGTGTCGCTAACACTCCCAGTGGTGGTAAGGGATTTCGATTATATTTTCATAGTGGGTGGAGTCCTGGAAACGATTTCCGCGATATTTAGTAGATAATATCCCTAGCTCTATTCTAAATCCACCCGTTTCCTCAATAAGCACCTCGTCAAGCAAGTCCCCCAAAGCGTCTGTGACTTTATCGGGCATTAACACGCTTAACCCATAGATATAGAAGTTATATGTACCTGTGTGGTATTTCGCATCTGTGGCTATCCTGGTTGTATCTAACGCTCTTATCTGCAAGTTCACAAAGTTATCTTTTGTAGTTATAGATTGCCCCTCGAAAAAGAAATAAACCTTTTTGCTGTCTACAGTTAAATAGTAAAGACTGCCCTCAGCCGTTAATTGAGAAATAAGCCACTTTTCAAAGTCTGTTTTTAATAGTGCTTTCATCTGTTAAGTTCCTTTTGTAGTGCTTTTTCTGTCTTTTTAACAATAGGGCTGAACCCCCAGGGTAGTTGCTGTGAGCCTACTATTTTAAGTTTGCCATTCATCGGAATTGGTCTAATCCCTCCGTCTATAACTATTGCATGAGGAGCTATATTTGTAATAGCCCAAGTGTACCGCCCTCTTTTTAGTGGTAATTGCCAGGAGCGTTTTAGCTCTCCTGTATCAACGGGCGAAGCTACAATCAAATCCCCATAAAGATTAAGTGCTGCACTCTTTATAGTCCTGTCACGCTTTCTATTTATCTTACTAAACTCTTTGCCTATATCATCGCCAAAACTCACGATAAAGTCCTAAGATTGCATTGATATAAAACTATACTTTCTTCAAGTGGTAGCTCTTGTGCTAGCGTGACTGTATAAACTTTTGTGCTGATGGTTATTTTGTCATCTTTGGATATTGGATAGACTGTCATCATAGGAACGTCACCTATTTCTATGTTGTCGTTATAGTCACGGGTGTTATACATTGACATAAACGCTATGATTGTTTCATCGGTTTCCGTTGTTGATGTACCCGTGTCTGGGTCATACGCACCCTTGGTTACAGTTGTATGCGTTACTTCACGCCCATATTTAGCTATAAGTTTTCTAGCAACATTAGTGAGTACCGTTGAGAGTGCCATTATCCACGCACCAATCTCACAGAATTATCAGTATATTGTCCTAGTATGGTCACAACGGCTGGGGGATAGGTTTTGATACCAGAAGTGTAATCGTCTTTAACACTTATCGAGATAGTACCGATTGATACGGCATTGAAGCTGTCTAAATCATTCGGGGCTGTGTAATCATCTTGGAGAAGATAGATGGCGAACTCACATACTGCATCTTTAATGTCTTGAGGTACGGTATCTTCATCGAGCAGAATACTATCAACATAAAGACCACTTCTAGGGAATGATAGCGACTGTGCATCAACATATCTATTACCTAGAAATTGCTTTGTATCTATGAATTTGGTCGCTTGTATGAGTGAAGCACTCTTGTTATCATCTGACTCATTATCCCAAATTGTAGAATTTAGTCTATCTGAAAAATATGTATCTGCATCTGCTACTGAAAGGTATGAATTATCGTCTACAATTAGAGCCATTGTATGCCTTTTTTAAATCTAGTATATCAGCCGAGAGAGGCTAATATGTGGTTATTTAAGAAGAGGGCTTCTTTTCCATGTATATCACATTAGCCACTCCCATAATATCATCAAAGGTTGTATCGTCAACATGGGTGACATGGGAATATATTGTGTGTATCCCTATAATTGATGCTGTATCTGCTTTCGGTATCATAAAAGTAAGAGAAAGATTATCCCCACTCTTGGTTAGGTCTCCATTAGATACTATCTCCCCGTCACGGTCTATCATTTCAAAATAGCCTGTTTCGTTTGAACTCCATATTTCACCACTTGTTTTAAAATATGACAAGGTATAGCTTTCGCCTTGATACTCTTCATCTGCTGTTACTTTTTTAACAAATCCCATCTTCTGACACTCCTATCTCTATTTCATTTTCTATTATCTCTATATCACCATCTTGAATTATACCAATAGGTTCATGCTCGTCTATGGTTACGGTATCATTTGTAACATCAATGGCTATATCCCCATACTCAGATATGAGTATCATTTCACTATTGATGGTTAATCCGCCACCCTCACCACTTGGGTTAATTAGGTGTGTGAGTGCAGATACATTACTCACGGTTGAGTTTGCATCTAGCTTTTCGCCCGTTGTCATATCACATACTCCCAAGTAGTTTCTGCGATAGTTCTAGGGTTTGTAACGCCATAAGTATCAATCAATGACTCATCACAATTAATAGTAAGCTTTCCTACTGTACCCCTGACATAAACAACTCCGTCTGTAATAGTGCTGTCGGCTACGAATTGACCTGACTCAAAGTCGATACTCACAGCATCTGTTCCTGTACGGTTAATGAGCTTAAACCCACCCTTGTGACCCCTAACTGCTAAAGACTGTCCTGAGCCACCAGCATCTATCATTGGTGTGTTGTCCCCAGGGACTTCTGACCAACAATCAATCATTAGAGCTTGGGCACTATCACCTAATATAATAGGTTCACCCGTAAGCCCACATCGTTTAATACGTCCTGACACATAATTTAGCCCATCTATAATACAGCTTGTTATCTCGGAGTGTCCGTCAAGAGTACCGCTTATTTTAGCATCTCTAAATTCACATTCATAAACAGAAGCAGACGGCTCTACGATTATATTTGTCAGCGTTGGGTTTTGACCTTCTACAATATAGCCATCAATATCCACGGAGTCGGTAATAGTAATATCACCACGAACACTTAATATTGCAAAGCCTTTATCGACTGCAATATCCACAGCATCGCCAAGATTATTAACGGGATATTGCATATTGCCCGTTGGATAGTCTATCCCAGTGTTACTTGATGTGGTATCCACAGATACAACGCCACCATAAGAAGCGTATTGCAAAGCGTCTTGTTCTTGTAGTGTTGCCGAAGCCGAAGAAGTTCTATCTATCGTCACGAAAGCTGTCGGTTGTCTTGCATCCATATCTGCACCCAAATCGTCAACGGCTACAAGATTTCCACCGATAAGAGAGCATAGTACCCAATCCGCACCAGGTCTAGCTTCAAACGCTACCTTAGCATTTTGGAGTGTAAGTGTGATACCAACTTTTGTACCGCCACCTAGATTTTCTTTACCTGAGCCAAGCACTAATCCTTTATCGTCACCATGCACTAGCTTTGCATCTTCTACCATGATGGTGTCATATAAATCTTGCATAGTTAATTCCGTAGAGGGTGAGTCTACGGTAATAATACGAGGGCTTGATATATAATCAAATGTTAAATCGCTTCTATAAGCCATTTATAGCTCCTAGGTATAGATGTTATCGTCGTCTCTTTGTGCAATAGCACTAAAGCCAGTTGACCCATAAGTACCTGCCGCCTCATATCTTTTATACCCTGCTTGTCTTACACGTCCCACAACATCAATAGGTGCTGTGTAGATAGTCGTTGTGTCTGTTACGTCTGCTCCTGCTGCTGAGTTTGCATACAAGAACGCTACATAGGCTTCTTCTGTACCTGTGTAAACATCTGCCGCAATAGAAACCGTGAATATCTTTCCACTAAATGCAGAATAAGCATAGTGTATTTCGCTTCCATCATCATCTACTACGATAATATAGCCACTTTCGGGCGTACTTGATGGAATGTCAACCGTAATTTCAAGTTCATTTAGCACATTGTTAGCTACTTTTAGGCTGTATTGATCTTTTTTAACGTCTGTAGAAGATGAGCCTGTAGACTCGTAAACCCATACATTATCACCTGCCACAAGTCCCGCCATAGAAAAGGCTTGGTAGTTAGGAGGATAACGCTTAGTGCCGCCAGCATCAATAAGTTCAAAGTTTTGTGCATCTGACGCAGCAAGATTAGTGAAATAAACACCTCTAGCCCCAAAGAACTTTCCACCCGCAAACGTACCGAAAGGAGCTGTAACTACTTCTGCATATCCATTGCCCGTTGTATCAAAGGAAATATATTCTTGACCGTCATCTGCCACACCATAGTTTTCAAGCTGAGATACTGAGCTGTCTCTAGTAGCCCACTTTGTTACCTCATATACTTTATCTAGTGTTTGACCGTTACAGTCCACTTGAATATCATAGGCTTGTGAGCCATTACCGTCACCAATGTCGTAGTTATAGTTACCATCATCAAAATTGATGTCAATATCATAAACTGCACCCGTCCCACTTATGTTTGTGTGTGCCCACGTTTCTACTGTTCCTTCTGCTGTAGATACGTTACCATCGTTATCATTACCTAGCGGTACAGCATTTTGACCAGCCGAAGTAAGTTGGATATTATAGTGAGTGTAAAGCTCTCCCCATTTTCTACCAAATACCGTAATGTATTTACTGTCAATATCTACCCCTGCTTCTGTGACTACCAAGAGAATATCAAAGTGACCGTCAGCCCAAAAAGAAGTTACCTCTGTGCTGTCTTGAATGATGTAAAGAGGAAGTGAACTAAAAAGTGAACCAAGTGAATAAGGGTTTGCAATAAGCGTCTCACCTGTTACCGAGTCACCCGAAGCATCACCACCACCACTTGAACCACCGTTGATTGCTACTGCTGAACCGTCACCAATTACCGTAGAAGAACCGATACGCACCCAAATCATTTGAGCCGTGTTATCATAATCAAGTAACTCTCCGACATCTGCTGCATCGTCTGTGACCTGCTTACCAATATCTGCATCTATAAAGTTGGTATAAGAACCGTCCAAAGTAAGTGTGTGTACTTCATCTTCGTAGCCAGTTGTTTCGATAGCACCCGTTTTCATATACTGTAGTAATTCTCTTTGAATATACCAGCCGTTATCCATCGTATAAGATGTTGGTGTCGCTGCACCCATTGGGATTTTATCATCACCCTGCCCTAAGTCATCAAATACTGTCTGTGTGTAGCTGTATGCTGCATTTACTGTGTAAACAGTTGCACCTGCCGCTGCCTTCCGTTTCATTATCTTATTGACGTAATCATAGTCAATGTCATCAGCTATTGCCATCTTTTATTCCTTTATATGGTTTTAAATCTTCTATCGCTACAGTATATTCTTTACCGTCCTGTAATATAACACACTTTGGAGTTAATTGTAGGGTTGTATCAAGTACCTCTAGCACCTCTGCCTTTTTGCCGTTTATTGATCTTATATCGTTTTTTTTAATTTGCAATAGTATTAATCCTTTGATTTGCTGTGTATGCCATACCCAAAGAGGAAATAATACCAGCTTCTCTGATAGGGTAATATTTAGGTGAGCCACTTGCGTATCTTACAACTATTGTCACATCTGTATAGTCTAAGTCACCATAAGTGACCGATGTGTTTACCGTACTTGTGGTAGCTATCTCATTTATCAACACGGTTGAGTCATCACCATTACCGTCCACAGTCGCCACATAGACCAATGAATTTACTACCACATTGGTTATCTCTACTGACACTTGATTTTCTACGATTACTACTGTACCTGCACCTGTATTGTAGTATTTTGGAGAGGTCGCACCAGTTTGTACGCTTATGGTATAAGTTTTATCTGTCGATACATTGACCTTTATAGCCTCGTTTCCTGTAGAGCCGTTTGCCGCGGCATAATCCACCAGGACGTTATCCCAATCCTCAGAGGTGTCTATCGTTACGTTTCCTCTGTCTATTGCATGATTAGAACCATCTGAGGTAAAAGTACATTTTGTAATTGTGCCTATATCGTCAGATGAGATACATATAGCACCACTTGGACTATCAAAAGTACAAGATGTTAATGTTGCACTGCCTTGTGTTATAAGCCCACATCTTCTATAAACAGAAGTGAGTATCGTTGAATTGCTCTGGTAAATAAAGCTATCCATGTCTGTAAACGTACATGATGTTTTGTTTATGGTTGCATTGTCTATCGCTTCAAATCTACCTTTGGCGATTGTGCCTAGTGCCGAGATAGAAATAGCCGTCCAATCAACCCTGGATGAAGCATTATTTACTTCAAATTTATGAAAATTAGCTGATACCTTTTCTGTGTTAGCAAGTACAATAGATGTGTTCTCGTCTCTAAAGTCTACAAGTGTGCCTGACGTTCCAAAAGACGCCAACCCTTGCATCTTGTACCCACCTTCTATCTCTTGTAAGAGGGCATATCTATTAGAAGCATTATTGTCTACTGAGGCATATCCTGAAAAGACTGCATATCCATTCCCCTCATCGCCATTCGTGTACTCTTGTTCACATCTACCATAAGAGATACTGTCCATAGCGTTAGGGTTTCCCCTTGCTTGTGCAGTAGCACTAACAGCCGTGCCGAAGTAGCTCCAAGTATCATCTGGTGTACCAACTGTATAGTCAACCGATAACGAGGGGTCTATCGCATAATTTGCCCAGCCACCAAGAGGTGCTGGTGCTTCATCTGAGCCTGAGATTTTCCAAGCGTAAAAGTCTCCATAAGAGTTTCCTACTAAAACCCTGACACCACCAAGTGCTTTCGTAGCAAGTGCTGGAGGGGCAGCCCAAAGATGCCACATAAGTACAGCTCCATCTGTAGGAACTGTTATCGCAGATCCATGACTATATATAATCGTACCTACACCGTCTTTGGTGAATTGTGCAGAAACGCAGCTATCACCTTGTAAATAAAGGTTACTATCATCAACCATAGAGCCTTCATCATCCCAGCCAGCATCACTTGACTCATCCCAAGACTCTAGTGCCAGGTCTGCTATCGCTAAAACTGTATTGTTATTTGAGTAAGTAGGTGCTGCCATTAAAACCCTTTATAAAGTTATCAAATACCCCTTATCAAAAGGGTATTTGTAATCTTACTTTTCAACTGCTTTTTTAACAGTTCTTTCAACTGGTTTCGGGTTTTCTCTGAAATATCCAGCGGCTATCCACTCTTTAACATCAATGGCATGAACAACATTGTGCTCACCTCCATTTTTATCATAAACCGTTGCCATGACTATATCTTACTAACAAATGCTGTATAAGTCACAGCCGTTGCAGTAGACCCTTCTTTTGTAGCCGTCACTCTAAAGAAGTCAGCTCCTGTTGTCAAACGCTCTAGTTGCTCAGAAGTGAAACCAATTTGCGACTGTCCTGCTGTTGCAGGTAGTGTGATTAGTTCACCAAGTGGCACATAAGTACCAGCAATAGCATCTGAAACCTCAACTTGTAGTGTATAGTAGTTAGCACCGTCAACTGTACCTGTAACTACACTATTGTTTATCACAACTACATAGTTTGTAGAGCCAATGTTAAGCCCTACAAAATTAGCACCAGTACATGAAGCCGTTACTGAAACTGCCTCATCTTCTGCGATCAATCCTAATTCATCAAATGTTTTATTACTCATCTTTTATCCTTATACTGTTACGATAGCGTCTGTAATACCCGCTAATCTTGCTGCAACTCTTGGAGCAAATACACCAATACCGTTATACCACTCAATACGAGTTCTCAAACTTGGTTTAGCTTCAAGTTCACCTAAGTCTCTTACATTCATCCCACCGTTTTCAAGTCCACTTACTGCACCCTCACCGAAAGATACGACATAGATAGAAGTTGTAGATGATGCTTCACTAAAGTCTAGGATTTCAGCGTTGTCATTATCTTTACCCACAAGTAGAATTGGAAGATCGTTATAGTATGCTACTTGGCGACCAAATTCATCAATTTGATAAGTGATATTCCCACCAACTGCTGCTGTTCTAGCTGCAACTGTCAATCTTCTACGCATCGCTTTATTCATAACAATGTGAGTAGGATTATCTACTGCATCGATCGCTTCATCAAGTTTAGCAAGTGAAAGAGCAGTCGTGCCGTTAGCGATAAGTGCATCACCCGTCAATCTCTTTTGGAGACCGTCAAACTCTCTAGGCTCTGTTTCAGAGTCACCTTTGATAAACGTCTTAGTCCATGCAAGAGATAGAGCTTTGATCTTCATGCCCTCTTGTACTGTTCTTTGACTTCCACCCATTGTATCTACAAGGAATTTATCTACATCGAGATCACCACCTGCAATTACTAGGTTTTCTGTTTGTGGATTAATGATACCTGTTGACTCAGTATATGAACCGTTTACGCCTCTGAACCCTACACCTGGTAAAGTCTCTTCAATGTTGTATTTAAGTGCGTTCCCTGCGATTGACTCGAAAGGTAGAACTCTTAAAATTTCACTCGTTTCAGCGAATTTTGCAATTACGCCTTGTTTATAAACATCGCCACTTTGTAGCTTTGATGCTTCTAGTAAAGTTAAAGCCATCTTTTATTCCTTATTTATTTTCTCGTCCTGCCGCCATCATTTGGCTAGGACTCATATCTTTAGTGCTGTCCACATAAACAGTACCACTTGGTCTTGCACCACCACCGCCATCAGAAGTTGGCTTAAATAAATAAGCATTATCTGTATCGCCTTGAAATGATGCCATTCTGTCTGCAACTGTTAATGGCTTCCCTGTTGTCCCGAGCTTTGTAGCCTTGTTTTCATCGAGATAGACAACTACCCCGTTTTCATTAATGCTAGCTCCACTCTTTAAGGAGTCCACAACTGTTCCCAATGCTCTATCATTTACCACATTAGAAGTAAGCCCTACTTTTGCGATTTCATTCTCAATCATCTTAGATGTAAACTTTTGGTTAGCCTCGTCAAGCTGTCCTGTGTAGTTTGTGTTCATCTCGTCAATTTTGTCTTTAAGAGATTTAATTTCAGCCGTGTATGTATCATCGTTCTTACCTTTTTTGATAAGCTCCGATATACTATCTGCTGTCATATCATCTACACCCATTCCAAGTGCATCCGCTACTGTTGATAGGCTTGATTTGTACTTCTCACGTTTAGTAACGCTTTCGTTAAATCTCCCCTCCATCGTTTGTAGGTTTTTAGCCGTTTCTGTAAAGTTTCCCTGTAGTGCTGTAGCTGTAGCTTTTGCACCGTCAAAGTCTTTGCTCTCTATCTGTGTAAATAATTGTTCAAATGACATTCCATCATCCTTGTTTTGAATTACGCATTCCACGTTAAGAACATTTTAGTATATGTTATTATTTTGTTTGTGGTTAGTTGAGTGTTTTTTATCCAATTCATGAAAAGTTATTCACATATTCACATAGTTAGGTTGCAGTATTATGCTATAATATAACTAGATTAGTTCGTAGAAGTTGTAGCTAAACTTCCTACATCTCTACAGCTTCTCCAAACTAATGGATGTAGGAGTCTATCATGGAAAATACACCACTTGTATATATACTTGAATGTAATAATGAGTTCTATAAAATAGGATATACAAAAACATCAATAGAAAAAAGAATTAGCACTTGCCAAACAGGAAACCCATACGAAATCAAACTGCATAGTTTTTATTTGGCACGAAAAACATTACACTTAGAGGCTTTTTTATATAAAAAGCTAAAGAGTTTTAGAGTGAGGGGTGAATGATTTAAGCTTAATGGTGATGAACTTGGGGATATCCCTAGTCTTGTTCATGAGTATAGACAAAAATATCCAAATTATTAAAGTTATATTGATTGACACTTTTTACATCTTTTAGATATGCTTACGCAAACCTTCTGTTAAGAACAAGCTC